GTTTCTAAAATGAGACAATTGTCAGGCTCAACTACCTCACCTTTCTCATTGTAGATTTCACGGAATACTACTACACATCTACGGCCGGTGTTAATAACTTGACCTACGTGTTTTAGCATATCTTTCTCCTTTTGCCTTAAGCGGCTGGTGCTTCAGCTGCTGGTGCTTCCGCTTCAGCTGCTTCTTTTTGTTGATCAGCAACATGTTGAACAAATGCTGCAACTTTATCAAAAACTTGTCCAACTTGACCAGCTTCTGCTGCTTTAAATGCTCCACGCTGTACTGCTAGATCAATAACGTTTGCAACCGCTGCTAGATCATTTACGCTCAGTGATGGTGCTTCAGCTTGTTCAGGTGCTGGTGCTTGAGTTTCTTCGCTCATTTTTTTATTCTCCTATTTAAAGTATACTTTATGAGTTTGAACTTTCAGGGGCTCGTAGTTTATATCCAACTAATTGTTGCTCAAACTCGAGTTTATCCTTGGCGTCCAAGAACCAAAATTGTAGGACACTCTGGCCCAATATCTTAATATAGTATAAATCTTGAGTATTGTCAAGACCTAAATCGTCAAAACTTGGAATTTTTTTGTTTTCAAAATCCACAGTAACACGGTTTTTAATCATTTTTTCAATCGTGTCAGTTTTGGCTAATAGCTCTATATCATTATCACTTAAATTCTTATTGTGATACCAATACATATTTATGCCGCCTTTTTTAAGTTTTCTGAAGGTTCATAATACACACTAGTACCAAATGGTGCTTCAATGTTACGTCCGCCCCAACGAGTGTGGATTAGGAACAATGTTTCACAGTAGTCTGGGTCACCCCATTCGCCCCAGGGCATACCATCTGTAAACATAATAAACTGTTTAGGCATAATGTTTTCTTGTTCCATATATGCCCAGTTTACCATAAAGTCAGTACCGCCACCGCCAGTAATTTCATACTCACGGATGTCACGTCCATCATCATGTGTAAACTCATCGTAGCCATACACTGCGGTATCAAACTGCCAAATACGGATACGATACTCACCAAACTGTTCCATAATGCCAGCTACTTCGCTTACAAAGTCTGTTAGCATATTGTTATCGATACTACCACTGGTATCAATTGCAAGGCATACGTCAATTTCTTCTTCGCGATCCATGCCTGGCAAAATAGCATCCATGTGCCAGCTCTTACGGCTAGGACGAGCAAAAGTAAAGTCGCTTTTAATATTGCTTTCAATATCAGCACGGATCATCTCACGCCAGTTCATCTTAGGCTCTGTGAGTTGGTTAATAATACGTTGTATCTCTGCAGGTACATTGCCAGCACCAGCACCTTGTGCTGCCTGGATCATAGCTTCTTTGAGCTCGTCTTGTAGCTTCTTACGCTCTTCTGGAGACAGTTTAGCAGGACGACCTTTACCCTGTTGTCCTTCACCTTTGCCATCGCCATTGCCTTCTCCTTGTCCACCACTTTTGTCATCGCCTGACATGTCCAAGTGTACATCCAATGTCTGTTGAGGTGCAGCACCACTTTGCAATAAGTCGTCATATACATCTTCACTTGTCCAATCTGCATACTTGGGATCAAGCAAAATTTTAACTTTGTTAATAACTGTTCCTACACGCTCACGTTTTAAAATCCAGTTGATTACATAATCACCTGCCATGTTCCACAATTGCGGTTGACGATCCTCACGGCGTAGGAAGTGTTCAAACATACAGTGCCCAAGTTCGTGTCCTACCAAGAACACAACCTCATCTGGGTCTAATTTGTTTACAAAGTCTGAATTGTAATAAAAGTTACGACCATCTACTGCCGCTGTAGGGCACCAGTCGTCTGCTTCTACTAGTTTTAGACGCAGTGCAAGTTGTCCAAAAAACGGATGATTAAACAACATTTTTACACGGGCTTGAATTAGCTTGGTATGTGCGTCAGTATTCATAGTCGTACCTCTTTGTTATTACATTATCATGATATGTTATTTGAACCGTATTGTCAACTATTATCATACATCATTTTAAAAATAATTAGATCTTCTTCGTTGTAAAAGTATATGATCCTGTGCGATCCCTCACCAGCCCAGTCATCAGGTTCTCCATGCCAGTCCCAATTGTTATATCGTATGTCATATAATAATGGTGGTACTTCTTGTTCTTTTAGTACTTTTCTTGCTTTTGAGATATTTTTAACCGCCATAGTATACGGATTATCCCAGGACTCTTTCCATTTACGGATATCACTTGGTCCTGGATTTGCTATGCCCAAATGCTCAATACACAGTCTGGATGTATACAGTCTGTCATTGATACGTTTACGCATATCACTTTTTATGTTTATTAGAGATGTCATATGTTAATTTAAATAAAACTAAATCTTCTTCAATTTCAAAACTTAGATACGCCATTGTGGTTTTATTGTACCCTTCATCAAACCACCATCCCCATTGTCCTTGACAGTTATTTGCGCACCATTCAACAATATCATGTCTTACGCCATCATTATGCAAAAACATATTATGTTTGAATTGTTTGTTATACCCACAATCTTCTGGGATGTCGCCTACCTTAAATTGCATACTATTACTTATTATAGAAAGAACCCAGGCTTTGACACCTGAGTTCCATCTGGGGGATTACGCTTCCTTAATAAGGTGTCCGTATTCTTTCATAAATGCAGGCCAGTTTTTAAGTTTACGCAAGTTCGCAGCAACTTTGTACTGGATGAATACTAGGCGTGTTGCCATAATAATCATTTCTGGATCAAAGTTTTTCATCCAAAAGCCCAAGCAGTTGTCTAGCATATCATCAAAATCTTCTTTTTCGATGTCTTTGCCAATACGGTCATACTGCTCTTTAAGCTCGTATGCCATGCTAGTGCTTAGTGAGTACAATGCACTGATCTCTTTTGTTTTAAGCGAGTCAATCTCGCCTTTAAGGATAAGTGTTGGATTAGGCAATTTGCTAGCAACAGCACGGTGTGCTTTAAACTTCAGCGCAAGCCCTTCACCAACAGCACCTGACACCATGTCAGTAACTTCCTCATCTGTAAAGCCTGCCGTATCTTCCAACAGCTCGCTAACAAATGCCCAGCTACGTGGTGTACCAAACGAACGGTCGTTGCTCTGCGGATCAAAGTTGTAAAGATCTGATTTAGCAAAAGTCAAATAACCAACAACATCTGGATTCTGATTGTTGTTTGTTGCCCAGTTTAGCCAGTCATCAAAATCAACACGGATCTCATAGTGGATAAAGCGGTTAGTAAGCGGCTTGGGCATACGGTATGTAACGCCTTTATCTGTCTCACGGTTACCTGCCGCAACAATTACAACGTTATCTGGCAGCTCGTAAGTACCAACACGGCGGTTTAGGATCAACTGATATGCAGCCGCTTGTACGGCAGGAGCAGCACCGTTAAGTTCGTCCAAGAACAACCAAATAATGTCATAGTTGGCAGCAAACTCTTTGCTAGGCAACTCATTGGGCGGAGCCCAGTTCATTGTGTTCTCAACTGAGTTATAGTGTGGGATGCCTTTAATATCAGTAGGATCCCAAAGAGGCAAACGAACGTCAATCAAGTGACTGTTTTCATATTCGTTGCAAATGCCTTCAATAAGGTCTGACTTACCGATACCTGGTGGTCCCCAAATCATTACAGGGCGTTTTGTTTTAGCGTGGTGCTTGATATATTTACGAGCTTCGCTTAAACGTACTGTGCGGGTTTGTGATTCTGTTGCAGCCATGTCTACATCCTTATATTGGCGTTTCTATTACTCTTACACGATAAAGTAAACTGTATCACTTGTCAACAGTTTTTTTCAACATTTTGTATAATTCTACAATTTCACTAACACTGGCATCACCTTTGTTATCGGTAAAACGCTTGTACCAGATTTTAGCTTCTGATACGGTTGCTGCATCAATTGCTTGCTGGTCTCTAATAAACTTTTGACTGAGTGCTGTCAAGTTTGGTTCTTTAAAAGTATTCATAGTTTACTCCGCTTTTTCGATAACAATCTCGCCATCCTGACGAGTACTGACTTTGATGTATTCCTGTGCGGCGAGCATTTGTAGGGTGCCGTCTATCCCTTGTTCTAATCCTTTACGCTGACCCATAAAATAGCCTACAAACGTAAAAATAAGGGCAGTCCCTAATAGCCATATCTCGAAATACATCACAGTCTCCTTTGTTAACTTACTTATATAATATATATAGTATAGTCAGAGTTGTCAAGCCGAATTATGCACTTTTTTATAATTTTATGCTAGAAATCCAATTTTCATATCCACCTACTAGTTTGAACACAACACTGTCCTCTTCACTAAACAGAACAATTTGTTTCTTACTCAAGTAGTAGGGCCACTGCATATTCCTATCCAATGCTATTAAATGTTTAGGTTTTATGATAGTATCTGACTCTAGTGGATATCTGTAGCAGTCAAATTCTTGTTTAAGTAAATCATAACCTAAATAAGTTAAACGTAGTCCTTTTTTCCTATAATTGTAAAATATATCTCGTGGACGCATATCCACACCATGATTACGATATTTGTTTAGTAGATGCTGTATAATTTGATCATGTATCGATATCGTCTTCGTCAATAATTTCACCCTGTGTAAGTTTAACTACCACAAAATCTTCAGTCTTGAATAATTTGTTCATTCTTTCTGCAAGATTAAATGCATGACCAGGATTACTAAAACTTGTCTTTTTGTATTTGGGTCCAGGGTAGTTGACTAGACTATTCAAACTCCGCAAGTTAAACGGTTTGTTTTGATAAAAAACTGCATAAATTGCTTCTGCTTCTAGAACTTGTTCACTTCTGTATGTTGAACTATTTGTATGTTCCATTAAAATATTTGGTTTAGGTCTAGCCATAACATCTCCTACGTTGTCAATACTATTTATATTAACCACGTAGTTTTTATAAGGTTATAGTTTAGGTCCTAACTCATATAATTGATCTAAGTTTTGTCCTGACAGCATTAAACACATATATGATGTACCTTGTGGTGTAAACATAAGTGTAAAACTTTTAGTATTACTATTAAACCATAGTGTCATTTGCCCTGGTCTTATTTGACCATTACTAGTAAAAATATTTGCATCGCCCAGTAGCATAGGATCTTCATCATACTTTTCAATCATCTTTAATGAAGTTTCCATATCACTACAAAGTGCACCAGTTGGTAATGGGAATGACTCTGCGTTTGCACTAATTGGAAATAGTGCTGCTATCGCTATCGTCAGTAACTTTTTCATATCGCTTCCTTTTAATGGCAAGATTTACATCTTCCTCAGTTTTGAAAGGACCAATAAAAGGATACGACTTTAGTGTTTTTAGTCGTGGACAATATGCCGAGCTCCACTTTATAGTAGGAAAGAAAATCGCATAATATCCAGCAGCATAGTAGTTCGAACTATTTTCTGTCTTTGTGTAAACTGGAACGTTTTCCTCCGTCCTTACATTAAAAACTTTTTCAGCATTGGTTTGATATCCATATACCTCTTCAAATACTGATTTCTTCTTACTACTATTTACTAGTTTGAACGTTTTTTTGAAGTCTTCTTCAGATAATATTTGTGATGTTTTTGTACTATTGTTAAAAAATACATATTTGTCATCACTAAATTGCACAGTTCCAATGTTGGAACCGTTATCCATAACTATCCAAAACTTATCTGCTATTACATTTTTTGCTGTTAGTTTGGTCATAGTCTATTCTCGTAAATTATGCTACATATCCAGCATTAAGGTAAGTAGCATGATCTGTAGCTTGTTCACTTACTTTGATTAGATTATGCTTGCCACAGAACTTCATAAACTTAATACCAACCTGACTGGTCTTTTCTTTGTTTACTTGTTCGACAATTGCAGCATCTAGCACTGCTTTAATTTCATCAGGTTGTGCTGTTAAGTCAATCAGTGCACGGTTACGTTGGTAGTCTTCCAATACACGATGCTCTTCGCCTTCATGATCTGTCCAACGCTGTAGCATAAAGTTATTCCAGTCAAAGCCTTTGTTATTGCGATCAGCAAATGCTTCCTGAATGCCCACTTTGTTCTTTGTACCTTTTTTACGCACACCAGGATATGCACTAAAGATGTTATCGCTCGTATCACCACGTACACATTTTTCAAACAACAAGTATTCAGGATCTTCAATCATCTTTTGTTCGCCTGTTTTCTTGTCTTTTACAGGTTTTCCACGATCGTCAAAAACACCATTAAGTGTAATGTGTTGGTTCTGAATACCATTATATTGTGTAACATTTTCACTAATTAACTGATAGAAGTCACTGTCACTACTGATAATAACGTGCTCGTCATCTGGATGGTTTTGTATCCAACGTGCAATAAAGTCATCTGCTTCTACTGTAGAATGCTGTAGTACTGTACAGTTAGTCTTTTCATCAATAAATGTTTTAAACTCATCAAACGCTTCCCAGAACATTTTATCTTCTTCTTGCTCTGCTTCAGTCAATGCTTCACGAGCAACTGCACGATTTGCTTTGTAAGGCTTGTAAAAGTCCTTACGCCAACTACGTCCTTCCAAACAGAAAACAACATGCGTTCCATTAAAGTCACGCCATGCTTTGTTTACTGCACTGAACATGATATGATATGCCATACCAATTTTAGTTTCAATATCACTACCACGTACTACATGGCGTGCACGAAAGAACATATTTGCTGTATCTACTAATATATAGGTCATCTACTTCTTACACTTGTTAATCATTTCTAGAGCATCAGGATACTCAGACATATTATTAACTATTTTGTCAGCATTGTCAAGTTGTTTAAGCATATCAATTGCACTGCTTTCATTAATAAAAAACGGAGTACAGTCATATGTAAATTGTAAACTTGCGTTCAATTGATTATATAAATCATCTGTATTAATATTCCAGACAATGTCTTTCCAGGATTCGTGTTCGTTATCCATCTAGTTCCTCATTAATTACACCACGACACAGATCATTAAACCATTGATCAACTACTTCTTCACCATTCCGTCCACTATAACCAGCATCATATAAACTTTGTACAAATTTATCATTCCAGTCTAGTTCAAAAAAGCCAGTGCTTGGGTCACGTGGATCTGCCATGGTTACATTTACAACCTTAACCCAAGGTTCGTCATCAATCGTTGCTAACTCTTTTTCTAGTTTTTCGTCTTTTAAACGAACTTTTGCTATTGCTTTTTTTAAAAACTTCATAGATGTTTCCTTAGTTTTTCGTATTGCTCTTCAGTGTGTATGCCTTTGCTATACTTAGAAACTTCATTAAGTTCCCCAGGCATTTCCGAATAGGCTGATGTGGAGTCTAGGGCTGAACCTCCACCCTCGTTCCATACAGAGGTTCGCCACCTCTTGTACGTTGAGCGTGTATTCTTCCGAACGTCCGCCAAGCGGCATAAGATATACTGGACATTCCACCCCGGCATCCCTGTAAAGCTGAACTGCTCTACCAACTTCATCAACATCGTCTTGATCAGCAACAACAAACTTAAAGTACATATCAGCGCCATCCACGCAGGAATACTCACGAGCAACATCAGGCTTGATAGCATCACTCCAAGACTCGCCTGAAACAGAGAGTTTTGGGGAACACGAAAAAGTAACTTTAATTCTGTCATTGTTGTTGAGATAATTGTAGAAGTCGTCGTGTAACTGTTGTGTAGTGTTTGTTTCAATTGTGACATTTTTTAAATCCTGCATGCGTGGATGTTCAAATAGTTCTACGTATAGTCGTTGCCACGCTAACAACGGCTCACCACCAGTTAAGATCAAATGTACATCTTGTCCATTATCCATAGTCCATTTACCCTCAGGGGTAAGTGAAAGTAAATGTTCTACTACTTCATCAATAGTAGCCAATTTGTTAAAGTCTTTGAACTCTGGATAGATACTAGCATATGTATCACAACCTGTGTGTACAATAGGCAGGTCTTCAAACTTTTCAGTCTTTTCTACAATTCCGTCATCTAACAATGCTTTTACTTCTGCATTGTAGCGATTACCGTCTGCGTGTTGTTTCCAGCGATCACCTACGCTTTTATCAACACCAAAATTCATACAACGGAAGTTGCAACCGAATGTACGTAGGAATACACTGGGCACTCCTACGTATTTACCTTCACCTTGTACTGAATAAAATGCTTCACTATATCTAAGTTTCATTATCTTCTTTCTTTTTTATCTGCCATGCACCAGGAGTTATTTCTTCCCATATTAGTGTATCGCCATCATCCCAACCAACTTGGTTGAGCATTTCTGGAGGCAGTTCAACATACAATTCTTTGTCTTTACCGTTTTCTTGTACAGTAACGACCCAGTTATTATCTCTTAGTTTACGATATGGTTCTTTATTTGTCAACTGCTTCTTCCTCTGCACGAGCACGTTTATCAGCTAGCTCATCATCATAGTATTCCCACATTTCATCCCACATATCTTTATCTGTTTCTTCATTAATATGTGGATCTTCCCAACGTTTGTTAAACCATGCTACATGTGCATAATAACCTTTGCCACGACTGTCTACAAAATCATAGTCACAATCGTATTCTACTTTGTTATACCACAAACGTTCAATCATTTCCCCATGGTCAGTCTCTACCGTGCTAACTGCAACTAAGTCTGGATTAAACTCTTCTCCATCCTCTAGTTCAATACACCAACCGCCAAAGTCACCTTTTTCTGCACTATAAAAGACAAGTACTGGCACACTGTCATCTTGATCAGGTTCTTCGTTTTGGTATTCTTCTTGTGTGTAACATTCACGTGAATACAATTGATGTGGTTCAAAATCAATTCGTGTATCCCAATCATAATCAGGATATTCGCCACTTTCATCAAAATCAAATGCCATGAGTTCAGTACCGTTACCACTGGTATCATGATGGATCTCATCACATTCATACCAGTTATTCCAGTGCTCGCCGTCAGCATAAATTGCTGGGCTATCTGGATCAAATCCTTCTTCTTCCTCTGGCGTACCATCCCAGGATTCTAATGCCATTAGATGCTGAATTAGACGATCATCGCCTTCTTCTTTTACAATAGGCTGCCAGTATTCTACAAACTCTTTTGTAACTTCGCCAATTGTCATTTCTCCGCCATAGTTACTGGCACGGATCCAAATTTTCTTACCCATTTTCTTTCTCCCAATGGACATCTTCTACATAGTTAATTAAGTTGCTAAATCCAATTTGCATAGGACTATATTCATTTAGTTCATCTCTAAATGCTTCGATTTCTTCTAGTTGTTCTGGTGTAAGTTCATCTACTTCTTCAATACCGTAGTGTTCACACACATATTCATATACACTGTCAGTAACATCACGTTCGATGTTTTCTTCCCATTTGTGTATTCTATTCCATTCAAAACTCATTTGTCTGGTCCTTCACAGTATGCTACTTCGCTTTCAGTAAATGAAGTTTCTAAAACTGCTTGTTCAATATGACAACTCATAGCAGTTTCAAAAGTTTCATAACGAGTGTATTTAGGTTCTGCGCTTTCAATAACGCTACTAATAATCCAAAGTGTCCACATTACGGATTCTCCTTGATCCAAACACATTCTGAAATATCTTCTGGTGTCGTGTACATACGCTTACATTGTTCGTATGGGTTCAGTGTATCAGCAAGTTCAAACCCTGCTAAAAACGAACCCAACATTAAAAACACCATTACAACAGTAATCTTCATCCTTGCTGTGCCTTATGCTGTGCAATACTTGCTGCTTTTGCGAGCTCACTAAAACGATCTGCAATCATACGCATTTCACTTTCTGTTAAATTAGCAGCACCAAACTGCCCAACTGTGCGAGCAATATCGTGCAGTTTAATTACCATTTCACCATCAGTCATTTTTTGTCCTTTCTGATACTCGCCTACGCAAGTCACTACTTGAAAAGCGGTGTTCACGTTTATTAAAATACAGCTGGATACCCCGCTTTTTGCAAATATCCTTGCCCGTAAAATCCTTTTGTTTGTACTCTTCGCCCATGATTTTAACATCAATATGGTACATTGTCAAGATGTCTTCTAAATCTTTTTCAGTACAATAAGGTACAATTTCATCTACATAACTTAATCCTTTAAGTTGGGTATAGCGTTCTACAATAGATTGAATAGGACTATTTTTACTAGCCCTATCAACACTTGGATCTAACTGTAACCCAACTAAAAGATAATCACACTGGTCTCTTGCTTCACGTAGCATTTGTACGTGTCCTGCATGTAGCAAATCAAATGCACCAGCAGTGAACCCTACTATCATTTAATCACCTATAAACTTAATATTTGTAGCATTTAATAAATCTAGTAATTTACGTCTTGCTTGATCTTTTGTAGCGGCTGGTACCCATGCTTTCCCATATCCTAAAAGATCTTCTGCATCACGTTCTAGTTCTAATTGAATATTACAATCAGTTGTTTTGTGCATACGTATTTGCATAGGAGTATTAAACTCTATAACATAAATTTGATCTTTTAGGATAAAAGGAATAACATTATCATTCATAAGGATATACCAACCATACGTTATCTTCAGCTTTATTAACTTCGTCCCAGTGATAAGCTACTTCACCGAACTCACTAGATAGATTTTCAGTCATTACAGCAAATCTGACATTATTGCCCCATACAGTATCCCAATTTGGATTATCTGGCAAGCATCCACTTTGCCAATCTTGTTTGATCCAGGCAAATGTAGCACCAGTGTCGTTGATGTCATCTACAATGAGAATGTTTTTCTTAACATCTGGGTGACTTTCTAGACTATTCCAAACGTTGTCTCTATCCGGAACACTGACATATCCAAATGCATCTTCAGCCATCCACAGATTACTTTCACATCCGTCTTCACCATCAGATAAATCACGCAATTTAACTTTTAATGTTTCCATACGGATACCAGTCTTGTGACTTAACAGTACTGCTAGTGGCAGGCCGCCACGTGTTAACCCTACAATATAATCAGGACGCCAATTGTCCTTATACATTTGCATTGCAATGCTGTTAGCGGCTGTTTCCACATCAGCCCAGGTATAAAACTTTTTAGGTATATTCATGTTGTCCTCTTAAAATGGAATTTCATCATCAAAGTCTTGTTCAAAATACAATCCTTCTCCAAGTAACTGTGGTACACGCTCGTTCATTAACTTTTCAGAAACCAATACCTCAGTTATAATACGTTGCAAGTCTGGATATTTCTTACACAAATATCCTCCACGATCTAACTTTAACAGCCAACCATACTCGCTGTCAAGCATTTCTTTTTCATCTTCTTGGCGCATTTTCCAAACCATCCAATCATAATACCTTTGCGGCTCAGCGTGATCTCTCATCTTTAACTCCTGGCAAGGAAAGGGCCCGAAGGCCCTATCCTTTTTTATTGTTCTCGTAATTTACCACTAATCAGTTTAAGTAGTATGCCATATGCTGGCAAGAACAAAACAAGTCCAACTACAATTTTAAGTACGACTTGCGAACCTGCAATTTCCATCCAGTTAGCAGCCATATACTCGTCTGCACTATTATTAAACGCTACAGCAAAGAATGTATACGTGTCAATAATGTTGGCAACAACTGTTGACAATGCTGGTGCAAGCCACCATGCACGGTAGCGTTCACGTAGGTATTGGAATACATATACATCAAGCATTGTGCCTACAGCATAAGCAGTTGCTGATGCAAATCCAATACGTAGTGCTACACTTTCAGGAGCACCTTCTGCAAGTACTACAGCAATAGATCCAATAATTGCAAACGGATATGCTGCCGCAATTGTCGCTCGTGCAATACCTTTACCTAGCATACGAACAGTTAAGTCAGTTGCTAGGACAACGATTGGGAACGTAAACGCCGCCCAAGTAAGTTTAACACCTGCAATTTCTACTGGAATTGCCACAAGTGCATTACTGATTACGATTACTACAACATGCAACAGTGCAAGTTTTAGCATCATACTTTTATCAATGTCTTTAAACATATTTTCCTCTTTCTAGTTAACGTGGTGCGAATTCTTGTTGTAGTTTAATGTTATCAAAGAATTCTTTTTTGCATCCTGGATCAGTATGGAAACTACCTTCCAGCACAGTTGTTTGTGTTAAACTACTGTGAGCCATAATGCCTCGATTCTCACAACAACCATGTGTTGCTTGAATATAAACAGCAACATTTTCACTTCCTGTTGCTGCCATTATTTCACGAGCAATATCATTTGCAAGTTCTTCTTGCAGCGTACCACGGCGAGCGCACCACTGTGCTATACGTGTATACTTGGATAAGCCGATCAATTTCTCTGCCGCAATAATACCAATATATGCGACACCAGTAACTGGCTGATGATGGTGTGAACAAACACTTTTAAGTTCACTACGTACAACCAGCATGCCTTTGTATCCTTCTTCTACATGATTAGGAAAGGCAGTTGCATTAGGCTTGGGATCATATCGCCCAGCCATAAGTTCGTTAATATACATTTTTGCCAAACGGCGACCTGTGTCCATGCTGTTTGGATCTGTATGTCGATCAATAACTAAACTGTCAAGTACAGCTTCAAATTTAGGCGTAAGTTCTTCAATAAGACCTTCTTTATCGCCTTTTTGCATTATTTCACTGATGTTATCACCAGCCCAATAACGTATTCCAGCGTCTTCAAGACGTTGTTTTAAAATTTCGGAAGTATTTCTCATGCACTAAGTTCCCTTTTCTTCAAAATATTGTTAATCATAACATTGCTATTTAGATATTTGTCTATCAAAATACGCTGTTGTTGTTTTATTAATACTGCATACTTTTCTGGATTGTCGATACGTTCATTAATAAACTGTGTTAAGTTTTCACGATTTTCCTGATATGCTTCATAACTTTCAGTCCAAGCACTGGGATACTTAAACTCTGGCAAATACATTTCACGATAGCTAGCACGATCTGGAACAATAGGAATGGCTCCTGTTAGTACAGCTTCCATAACACTAATGCCCAAGTTTTCATGTAGTGCGCAACTAAAGATTGCAACACTACCAGCCAGTGTTTCATAGTATTCTTGTTTGTTTAAATTCATATTCTGTGTAATTACCATATCATAATCTTCTGCCAAGTCTTCAGCAATTTCAGGCTGTTTATCAGCATTATAACGATGTGGCCACATAATACGCTTTTGCTTTTCTACAACTTGCAGTTCACACAAGCCGTCAATAATAAGCTCATGTGGTTGTCCACTGCGTACAGCTTTTGTGCTATACCCTTGTGGAATTTGCAAATTACGTAAAAACATTGTTTTATGAAATTCAGTTGCATAGTAGTTGTAATCACTACTATAGAACCAACTCTTTTCAGCCTCCCAGGGCCATGGCTTTTGCATCTTGTATCCCAATATGTCACTGGGATCATAAGCACCTGCATGCCAGATACTGTGTATTTCTACTGGAGTATCCAACAAATCACTCATGTATTTAATTGGTGTAATAATAAAGTTCCAAGCATCAGTTACTAAAAATTTGTCACCTGCCTTTACTTTTCCTTGACTGAACAAGCGACTTACTTCAGCCGCTTGTGTTGCTTTATATACATTAGTAGCACCAAAATCTAAAAACGCACCCGCAGTGCGATTGTCTGGTTTAAAGTCTTCACCATCAATTGTTACAACTTTATAATCCAAATCACGTTCAGCAATCTTGCGTTCAAGCATTACTGGAATATTGTCATACCATTGTTTTGTATAACGCTGGTCAATTGGCTCAATTGGAATAATCCAAATCGTATTCATTCTTTTCTTCTTCCGTCATACCATAATAAGGATCTACACCGTGTCTCTCAATATCTTCTTCGATACAGTTAGTTCCATATTGTATTTCTACTACTCTTACTTCTTTTTCAGTATTATTGCATAATTGATGCCAAGTGTCAACTGGAATCTCCAGTGTATCGTGTTTATGTAATTCTACTGTTCTTGGGGTTTCTGGATCATCCAAGTTAACAGTTGCAACCCCATAACTTACGTGCCAGTGTTCGCTACGTTCTGCATGTTTTTGCATACTGAGTTTTGCGCCTGGATTGACTGTTAATTCTTTAACTTTAACTTGTGGGCCATCACTATGTAGGTTACGATAATATCCCCAAACACGCTCTGTTTTAGGAGATTTCCATTCTTGAAGAATCCAGCTACTACTATTCTTCTTGTCTTCGCCCCCTACACCAAATTCAAACGTTAGCCGTTCGTCTTGAATACGCATTTCAGGGATATTATCGTTAGTGCGATCACCACCATTAGCAAAAATGATGTCGCTATAACTGTACATATCTAGAACCTGTTGGATTGCATCACATGCACTGCCATCAGTGTCATCAAACTTAATGACACGATCTACACTTTTAATGTTTTCTACAATTTTTGACCTTTCTTCCCAGGGCATAAACTCTTGCCCCTTTTTCCGCTTTAGCCAATCATCGCTGTTAACACCAACAACAAGCATGTCACCAAGACGTCTTGCTGCATCAAAATATGCAATGTGTCCACTATGTAGTGGATCAAATCCACCAGTTACTAGAACAATACGGTTCATTATACCTCCAGTGCTTCTAAAAACTCTTCTGCTGCTTCTTCTTGTTCAGCAGTCATTTCATCAAAGTCATCCAATAGTTTATCTTGTACTGCAAACAGATCATTAAAACTGTTTGTAGATGTTGCCAAACTCTTTTGGCCATTAAAGTTAGCAAGCATAGGTGCTGCTTCTTCCAGTAGTGTCATAGGAGTTTCACTTTTAAACAGTTCTTCAATAAAGTTAACCATGTAAATGATATTACGTGGAACATATGGATCAAACTGTCGTTGCTTTTCCTGTTTAGGAGTCAGCTTCTCCCAGTGCTTGTGATTCGTATCAATAGTTGCTGCACAGATATCAGTTAGTGCATTAGCACGTTGTACACTTTCAATATGCTGATACACATTGTGTGACATTAGCAAGAAATAGCTGAAACTATCCCAACTAGTTTTACCTTCTTTACCTACCTTGTTAAGCATACCTGGTGCATAGTGACAAATATCTCCAAGTGTCATACGCTCACCAATTGGCGATCCCCAGGGAAACGGACGTTTACTGCCACTTAAACGTTTGTCGTCCATTGCTTTTTCCATAACATACATAAATCTATCGTTCTTATGAATATGTTGTGTATACAATGTACCGTTTGCTGTAGCCAAGAACGGCGAAGCACAGTCAAACATAACTTCAATATCACTGTTAACATGCTCACGCAGTGCACGTTTGATTGCAGTATATGCTGCTGCCCACTCCAGTCTACTAATACCCAAGTAGTGGAGTACATCACGCTTACCACGCTCTAGTTGCTTGTCATCACGCATCTTAATAAGTGTACGCAATACAATGTTGATATCATTTTTAGCACTACCACCAAAAGCAAACCCTTCCAAGTCATGCTTTTTCATAGTTTCATACCAGTGTTCTGCTTCAGCCCAGTTACGGCCCTGCATAACATTTAGATACTTTGTCTGATACTTACGATTACGTTTAAACCACTCTACGTTAAAGTCTGTAAACTCCAAACACTGATTAAAACTTGTAATACCAGTGCGCTCAGTAAATGTAGGATCTGCTGCTAGTGTTGGAATATCCAGGATCATACTGTAGTCACCTGTATGTTCCAACCAGTTCAGGATCTTCTGACGTAGTGTGTCATCAGTTTTAAAGTTAGCCCAGTCACACTGGATAACGCCTTTAATAATCTGGAAACCACCACTATCACATAACATAAAACTGTTATTGCGATCACGGCCCTGTACCATTGCATCATCTACATTGGCTTTATCCAAGTTAAGTTGTGCGTGTCCTGCTGAATACAGCCCCCACTTATAACTATAATAAGCGTCTGGATTAAGGAAGTTACAACCTTCAATACCTTGTTCAAATCCATCAGGAATACGATCAGCGGGCACTGCATTAGGATTGGCCCGCTGTTTTGCAATATAGTTGTTGTAGAACGTACTAATACTAGGCAGGAATACTGCATAGTCTTCATTACGTTCTGTTAAATTAATTTTAGTAGCTGTCATATTTCTTCCTTAAACTGTTAGTGCTGGAAGAATGTAATCATATTTGCCAATTCCACTATCAACACTAATCTGCAATGCACCACGCTTTGAGATCTGCATTACACAACTGCCACTCATTCCTAGTTTTAGAATGCCCAAAACTTGTGCTAGTGGCCAAGCATAGCCTTCAGTAAGCTCGCCATTTACATTTTTAGCAAATGTACGCTTACCAGTAAAACTACCATCATCTGCACCTACTGTGATAACCAAATCACCGTTTTCAGTGCGTACTGTAAAGTTAGGCGCAACACCACTATAAATGCTTGCAACTTGTGTGAGTTCAGCAACTTTAGACTTTGTAGGTTCAAAAGTTACGTCCCATTCAACACCTTTAAATGTTACAGTTTGTAGTGTTTGATCAATGATCTCTTTGCTCATAAAGCGATAGCGGTCATTGTTACCAGATGCATCTTTAAACAACAAGTGATCTGGGGATTCAGTACCATTACGCTCACGCTTTACAACTTCTACAGTTGCATCATCACCAGCATAGTTTGGCAGTTTACTAACACCACTTAGGAACCCCAAGTTACCCAAACCAAATTCGCCTGTAAAGTCAGGCTCAACATTGTGTAGTTTTGCTTTAAGGATAACTGTACGATCTGGATCCATAGCATCCAGTGTTGTGTCTGTTGATGTACCAGTTACCTTTACATTTTCAATAAAGCCAAGACCTGCTGTGTGCTTGACGATATCTGCAATAATGTCTTTCATTAGACTCTCCTATAAGTTATTGATTTTATTATATGATGATATTTAGACCAAGTCAAGAAAACATTGATAAAATAGGTCATTTTTTGATATTTTTCATATAAAAAAGACGTCCCCTGAAGAGAGAACGCCAAGTTGATTTATTAAATCCAGGGGTACTGAAATGTACCAACGTGGATTTTAAGTTTTTTAGGGCTACGCTCAGCACTAAACTTAACTGAAACATCATATGTAATTGCGCTGTCGCGGTCACTACTATGAATTTCATAATCCTTGATGTATCCGCCACGACGCAAGTCTGACAGATATGCATTAAATAATTTGTAAACTGGTCCGCTTTGTGACTTTTCTAATAAACCATCCCACGGAGCAATAATTTTCAGCAAATCATATTTTACATCATTAATGTTGATAAAATTATTACGAGCCATCTTATGCCTCAAAATTGATTGTTGCGCCATTCTCGCCATCCTCACTGACAGTGATAGTTACTTCACGGCCTGGATAACGAGCACTAATTTGTTCATACAAATCATCTGCAATCATTTCACAGGATTTGTAATCAAGTTGTATAATACCATCACCATACAACGACTCTAACCAGCGTTTAAACTGGATAAATTCAATGTCACGATCGTCATGAAATACTTCAATCTCGACTTTGAAATGAAACATATGTCTGTGTGGGTAACCAAGGAAACTCACATCATACATATCGCCAGTAGCAAGTTTAGGATCTTCTAGTGCTGCTGGATATTTGTGGATGCCTTCTTTCTGAAAGGTAACCCAAATTTTACTTTTCTTCTTCATCTGTTTCTTCTTCAGTTGACACTACACGTAGATTTTTTTCAAGACGCTGCATTGTCTGCAATGTTTCCCACAGCTTCCAATCCATACTTTTTAATAGTTCAATAACAGCCTTAGCTGCATCTCCTGCGTCCAGTGCTTCGTCGTCTTTTTCTTCTTCGACTAGGCGGATCTTCTTAACCATTATTTTCTCCTATAAGGTTAGATAGTTGTTTTTTAAAGTTTGTGATTTCATCATTTAATTTGACTTTTTGCTTTTTCAAATTGTTAATATATTCATCATTTACCCGTTCAGCATACAGTACTTCAATACGATTGTCAATATCTTTTTTCTTCGCCAAAAGGCTTTGAATACGACTTTCAATTTTATCAGGTTTGGTCATGTTATTGCTCCCTTATCCAAACTCAAACAAGTCACTGAACGTGTTCTTGTCATGAGCACTACGCAAGTCCCACTTTAGTACACCTAAAAGGTTTTCAATCTTTTTTGTAATAATTGCGTCTTCCATTGCTTCGTCATCAAAAGGCAGTTCCTTAAACCAGTCTGGTATACGCTTTTCGTCAGTGGGAATACCAATACTTGTCATTTTAAGCGGATTGTCTTTTAGTTTACAAACGATAGTTTTCATACCGTCAGTAATCTCCATACTATAGGCATCGCTATTCATTTTGCGAAGTCTATTGTAATTAATTGCAGCCATTGCATGCCCTACCCCACACTTACCAGTCTTGCTATATATAGCAGTGTGATTGGTTAGGTTGTTAACCCGCTTGGGTGTACCTTTTTCCCAACTGGGCATATTACGGAATGGTTTTCTAAACTCTTTAATGCGTTCAATTACAGCATTTTCACCTCGACCTGTCAGTGTCATAACAAGCAATTCGTGTAAAAATTCCTGCATAAACTTTGGCGTATCACTACGCTTGAGATCTAGGCCCATTGCTTTAATTTTACCTGGCTTGCCATCAGTATCTTCACGGAAGCCTTCGTTATCATATACAAGGATAGCATAACGCTTTTTAGTAATAAAGATACCAGCAACGCCAACAATCTCTCTACCAGCAGCAATAATGCTACCAAATTCACTTGGACAATTGTGTGCCTGATTCATATATGTTGGAAATGTTTCATTTGCCGCTTCACATACAGCTTCATAGTATTCAGTAATCTTATCACGTGTCCATTCCAGATCACCGTTTTCAATTTGCTCTTTAAGTATAGGATATGCACTAAAGTAAACAGAGTCAGTATCACCATATATAATGCTTGGGCCAGTGTGATCATATGTGCCTTCAATCACACGATTAACTTCTGCACTCATGTGACGTGCAATACAGCGTCCTGTTAGTGTAGTACTCTGTCCTAGTCGCTGATCAAAGAACCTACAGCCAGGATTTAGTAGCGCACCATACAAACTGTTCAAGTTAATCTTTTTAACCAGTTGTCGCTTATCCCAGAACGCAAACTTTTCATCATCTACACCTTTTTGCTCTTTTGCTTTTTTCTGTAGTTCTTTACGTTCTGCATACCACTGTTCTAGTAGTCCAGGAATAACGCCCTTAACATCATGACGGAAAATAGTACCGTTAGCACTAAAGATCCAGGGCTGTCCGCTCAGGAATATCAAGTCATAAATCTCAGCACCTGTTGCCTCCAGTGTCTCACCATTCTCAAAATCAACAAACAACATTGTTTCTCGATCTTTAGCCATAACAAGTTCATACTCTGGGCATGCAAACTTACCTTCCCATGCTTCTGAAACTGTTTTAAACTGTGTGAGCATTTCACGAGTAAAACTGTGTCTCACTTGTCCAACAATAGTTTCTGTGCTCATGTTACCTGCACGTAGGATACTGGGATACAGACTGTTCAAGTCCATACTAGCGATCCACTCATGCATACCTTTTACTGGTGTTGCAACATATGCACCAGCAGCTTGTGTGTTACCTTCATGGTTACGCTTATCAGGTACCTGCATACCACGAGCATGTGCCGCATTAATGATCGCTTGATCTGTCTGTGCAACCGCACCCATTGTTGTCTGTAGCAACACTGTGTTAGAGTGTGCAAGTACGTTAGCCAAATCAATAAACTGTAGTTTTTTGTCTAGTTTTACAAGTAGATCAACGTCTTGTCTGTTATAACCAATAAACTTTTCAAAGTCATTGTTGTATAACTGATCCAGTGTACCTTCATAGTCAACTTTTGTTTCGCCCAGTTCATATTCGCCAATGGCATCCAAACTGTAGCTGTGCATTTCATGATATGTATACTTACGATACAGTTGCAAGTAATCCAAGTGCACACGCCCTACTGTATCAAAAGTCTCTTGTGTTTTACCATAACTGATGTATTCACGCCGCTTGGGATATTTGTTCCATAAACAGAAGCGTCTAGTATGCTCTTTACCAAGCACTCTAGCAACACGATTAACCATGTAGGGAATATCAAAGCCTTCACTGTTCCAACCAGTCATTACATCTGCATCGTCAATAAGATCTAGGAATGTACCTAGCAAATCTTCTTCACTTTCCATAAGCAGTGTATCTGGAAACTTGTCTACAATCTTTTGTGCTTGCTCTTGATTAAGTGTTTTAGGTGCTATCGCTAAACAAATTGTACGCCCTAACCAATTTAAATGTACTGCGATTGCTGTAACTGGATTAAACGGATCACTAGGATCTGCAAAGCCCAAGTCTTTGTTAAAGTCAACTTCAATATCGAAAAAAGCAATGTTTAGTTCAGGCGCATCTGCTTCCAGATAGTTCTCCGCCAAACAACGGAACACTGGATTCATATCACTTTCAAACAATTGCTTTTGACTGTGTATTTTCTTTTCACGGTTAAATGCTTTGCCGTTCGTGCATACTACACGCTCTAACGGCTCCCCCCAGATACTTTTAAATTTGCCACGTGGATCTGGATAGTAAAATACATAACGTGCAGGATATTGTAAGTACTTACGCTTGCCATCCTTACGCTCTACAATATTAATAATGTCACGATCTCTATCAATGATACCGTCTACATAACTCATTCTTCTTTAGCCTTGTGCCATTTATATAGGCCCCACATACTCATAGTGGCCCAAAATATTTCTAATGTAATGTTTGCAATAACAGGTTTATAGTACAAATTAATACCCAACAGTATAGCAACAATTAGGTTGTTAAAACTATACCAGAAGCCTTTTGCATCTATACGATCTGTTTGTAGCATCCAAAAAGTTCCAACAAGCAATAACATACCGCATTGACCAACCACATCGCTCCAGTGTAGTGTATAATAATCTACCACCATAACATTGCTACTCCGAATCCAAATACATTAACAAAAAGAAAGTAAAATGTCAACATCATTGGCCACGCTAATTTGCGCCTGTAATAGCCATATAGTCCTGCAATACTTCCTAGAAAAAAGCCAGGATATACAATACGCATATCTGGCTGGTCAGCAGTTACCGCTAACGTTAAGCTGGCGCCAACAGTCAGGACAAAACTAATCAGTTCAGCAACAAATGCCTTACGATCAGTCTCCCAACTGTGCCACCAAAAGTTTACGATTTTTGTTATCACAAATTACGTCCAACAGATTCGAGAATTGTTTCCAATTCATCAAATTCTTCTCGTTTTTTACTAAACTCTGCTTTATATGCAATTGTAATTGCTTTGTTGAGTACCGCAGGTTTAATGTCCATTTCTTCAGCAATTGCTGCTACTGTGTCTTTAAGACCGTCACGCAATGCTTCCATTTCACTTTTTACTTGAATGCCCTCGTTGATGAGTTGTTTTAGTTTATTAATATCCGCATCAGTAAATGTAGTCATAGTTGATGTTACTCCAGTTCATTGTTATATAATAGTCATATAATAATGGGATCTGGACCAAATGTCAACAACTTATTTTCCTTTTTCACCATACTTGCTCGATTGCTTCAGGTTTTCTTTTTTCTTTTGAGCCCATGATTTAGCCATTTATTTTTCCTTTTTAAATAGTGTCCAAGCACCGTATGCAATTGCGCCATATGCTACTAGGCTTGCAATTGGTTTAAAGATTAAAAACGCAACACCTGCGCCAATTAACACTGCCCCGTCTAGTGTTGTGCGTTCACTTAATCTAGCATTAATCCATTTTCTCATTTTACTCTCCTTTTTGTCTGTAATTCCTCCAATATGTATTCCTGTCATTAGTTGATGTTCTATCTGCTTCATGTTGTTTAAGCATTTTAATATAATGACTGATATCCATATTGTACTCCTTACTTTTCTAACTTGTCTAATCTAGCTTCAATATCATCAATCTTTTTAGTAATTTTAGGATATTTTTGACGCCAAGCATCTTCTGGTTGTTCTAACCAAGTAAGTCCCCAACGCTCTACTAGATAATCAACAAATCTATCAATCTGTGCATAGGTCCAGAGACCAATACGTGTTGTGCTCATATAAGCTACAAAAATAGCACCAAAAGCACTGCCAGCTAATGCTGTATAAATCCAAAGCCTGTCACTGGCCATTCTTTCAACCATTTCCCACATATTGGTCTCCTCTTTATTTTTCCTTAGTACACTGATCACATCTACAATGATCACATACTTTAATTACGCCACGTCTGTTGTCGTATACATCACGGTATTCCTCATGTAACGGAGTACCGCAATGACTTGGTTTACCACAATTTTGACAATGCATTAGGTAATACCCATTGCTCGTAGTGTTGCTGGACCAACTACACCATCAGGAATTAATCCATTGCGTCTTTGCCAATCTTTAACACTTGCTTCTGTACCTGGTCCAAAATCTCCGTCAGCAGTAACGCCCAGTGCACGTTGTACTGCTACAACTGTATCACCTTTGCTGCCACGTCTTACTGTACTGTGTACAACTGCTGGTGGCTCCCAATGTCCGCCTAGTACTTCAAGTGCATGTGCATAGTGCTTTTTACGATCTTCTAAACCAATTGTACCACCGTTGATACGCTTTGTCATACCAACAACATCTTGCTTGTCAGCATACTTGTTGATATTGTTTGTATCCCAGAACCAGCATGCACTCTCCAGTGCACCTTTTTTACTTTTTAGGTATTTGATTGCTTGCTCAGGTGATAAACTTAAACTTTCACCAAATTTAGTATAATTATGGCGTCCTGTCAACTGAATAACACCACGACCACGGAATCTCCAGCCATCGCCGCTAGCAGTATCGCCATTATCCATGCGGTTAGCATATACTACGTTTGCAATCTTTTCTGGTTGTCTGTGGTACTCTTGTGCATTTCTGCCTGCTTTTACAAAGTACTTGGGAAATACAGCGTTAAGTCCTTTAGCACTGTAATTTAGATTTTCCTCTGTAATACGGAAGTTATTACTTTCGTGTGCACACTGTGCAATAAATCCAGCAACCCGGTTTACAGTGTTAATTTCATAATATGGAAGAATCTCTTCCATAGCCTCAAACCATTCATCTGCTTCGTGGTTGCCTTTTAAAAGTTCTCTTACTTGATCTTCATTGAAGTCGAATTCAAAACTCATGGCTATACCCCTTTTATGTATGTAGTTATTTATCTGTAGTAAAACCCAATGCGTGGATTTTGCATTGTTTTATCAGCATCCTCATAACTTTCATAGAAAGTGTACTTGCTGTTTTCGTACATCATGTGCTGATCCATTTGTGTATCTTCAAATACTGGAATAATTTCTGTACTGTTAAATGGAAAGTCAAATCCATGACGTCCGTGTATTTCAATAATCTTACCATCTATAAACTCAATGTTTATGTGGTGTGCCTCCATCGTGCAACTAATCCAGTCTGGTATATTGTAGTCTGGTATTTCTTCCAGTAGTTTCCATTTACTAAATCTATAAAGTTCAACACTGCTATTCCAGCCTTGTGCTGCATTTATTGGTATGAGTTCACCCCTGCGCCAATTGTAATTTATGCTTATGTGATCACCAATAAAGCGTTCACACCAAAAATATCCTGGCGGTACATCATGATCTTGGTTTGCTTTTAATTCTGTAATATATGCAGTTGCGCCCATACCACTTAAATTAATAATAGGACGTACTACATATTCTCCTGTTACAGGAACAGGAACGCCGGCTGGACCGGCGTTATAACCTAATTTAAGGCTTAGATCTAATTTATTGTATATGTGTCGCATTGACGGATGTTTAAGCCATACTTGATAATCGTCCATGCGCTGACCCTGTATCAGTTACTGACGTTCTTGGCTTTGCCCTTACGCTCAGGGTTAGGGTCTTTGGATTTTTTACGCTTAACTGCACGGGCAATTCCCGCTTTTCCATCTTTTTTGCCGTCATTATCTTTGTCTGCATTACGCAATTTAGCGGCTGCACTTTTGCTCAAGCATTTGGGTTTACCCTCGCCAGGTTTACTATCACCACATTTACCTATACGCTCGCCTTTGGTATTGTAACGGTCCCAGCCGCCGCCACCAGCACCGCCTTTTTTACCTTTACCAAACCACGCACGTAGGTCTTCTGTTGTGATATCATTTATTTTCATTTCTTTTTACTCTGGTGCCTTTGTGCCCCAATGTCTTTGATATGTATTATCGCTAGTGTATTCGTTAGCCCAACGATTTTCCGTAAACTTAGCAAAGTCAATTAGTGCTTCGATATCTTCGTAGTTTTCAGTAATCCATTGCTCATGGGTTGCTAAAATTTCTTTCATATCTTCAAGGTCACGTTCTTTATTGATTTGTCTTGCTATTGTCATTTCGGAAGTTAGTGTTTCGACTTCTGCTTTGAGTGTTTCTATTGTTTGTGCTTGTTGTGCTGTCCACCATACAAATGCACTGACCTGTAGTACAATTGCAATAACCACACCTATACTGAATTTGTTATTCATTTTTTACTATTACCCCAGTTTTTAGCACCTACTTTACGACACTTTACTAATGCGCCACTTGCATATGCACTGGGCCATACTTTGTAACGAGCCTTAACTTTGTGATAGCAAGCATCTTTTTTACCTGCTGCTTCGTCAAATTGTTCTTCTGTTAGTGCCGCCGATTCGTCAAAAGGCATACCCTTTAAACGCTCTGCTTCATATGCGCCCGCTTTGTCAAGAGCTGGCTCAATTTCAGGGTCTAGTTCACTTACAGGATACCCAGCGCCTTTAGAAATCCACTGTTGACCATCCCATCTATACCACTGTGTAATTTCAGGTTTAGGATGTTTGACCATTAATCCAATTGGCCAGTTACGTTTATCTGTCCAATCTTTTGCTTCTGTAAGTTGGTGTAATCGCATTATTTTTTCCCTGTGGTATTAATTTTACTTTTAATACTTGTAAAGAAGTCAATTGCTTGTTTTTCAAGTTGCTGTTCTGCACTTTCGGCATGCATTGCTGCCATGTGCTTTTTATACTTAGCAGTGCCTTTTTTGTGTGGGCTGTGGCCTTCTGTAGCAGTTTTAGGTTCATCCATAAGATGTGCATCAATACCTGCTGTTGAATTCATCTTCCACTGTGCCGCAGCTTTTTTAGCTGCTTCATAACTTGAGCTTGCTGTGCATTTCATAGTGCCTTTTTTAGCATGTACGCACATATAATGACGCTCATCAGCTTCACGCATTGTTGCCAAATATCCGCCTGGATTACGAGTATCTCTTGGGAAGATTTCCTTCATAATACCAGGGTGCATTTTGTTAATATGGTCAAGTACACGCTCACGTGGTTCAGTGTCACCATCTAAAATTGCTGCACGGATTTCTTTGATGTCATGCCCCATTACGGCACGTGCAATATCACGGAAGTAATCAGCATCCATACCATCATCAGCATCATCCTGCATTGCCATTTGATTCAAATGCATTGCAAGTTGCTTGTGTTCGTCAACATCGTCCATATCTTCTTCAACTGGGCCCTGTGCTGGCATTTCTTGATGATGTGGATTCATTTCTTGATACTCTAAATAGTGCTTAACACTGCTCATATCTTCACTTGCACGAGTGATTTTTGCTTGAATCCATGGTTCAAGGTTATCAGTGTCTTGAATCATTGCATGTAATTTAATAGCATACTTTGCCATTTTGTACAGTTGGCTTTTTGCCATCCATCCGTCTTCGTCAGTATCATCAAGCACGCCTTCAGATAGCTGATCCTTGTTATTAGATTTACTTTCTTGTTTCATTTTATCTACCTTATGCATGTTTTCTTGGTCTAACTTTCTAAAGTCATCGTAACTAATGTACATATCCGTATCTGGATCATAATACATGCCTTCTTTCTCATCATAATAAACTACTTTGCCACTGCGTGTTGGGATTGGTCCCTCTAATCCATCACGCTTTTGGTAACGGTCACGGTCAATTGGAGGAAGTTCGTAATATCCTTCGACAAAAACTTCTACCATGTCATCGCCGTTACGTAGTGCGCCTTTTTTGACTCGTACATTCTCTTTACCGAACTCTTTAGCTGCCGCTTCTGGAGACATGCTAGTTTGCTTCCAACGTTTTTCTGCTGATTCAGTTTGTAGACCATAGCTTGCAAACATCTTAATGATATCGTCTTTGTTGTCTTGTAGCCAATCACGTTGGTATGTATCCTTTGCCATGCTATACACATGGCCAAAAGCATCATAGGCGTGCATGCCGTGACGAATAGCATTGTATGCGTGGTCTTCCATATCTTCATATGGCCAGTTAATCTGATGTGCTTCATTAACACTTTCGCCTTTAGCACGTTTGGTTGCAACAGCATACATAACACTTTCAGCGTCTTTTCCGTACCGCTTTTCAAAGTCACCTTTATGCTTCTTTAATTTTTTAACGTTAGCTTCACGGCTACGCTTTTCACCTGGTGTAAGTTGACGCTCTCGCATGTCATTTTCCTCATCATCTATTTCCATACCTGCAATCCGCAGTTCTAATTCATCAATGATATCTTCTAGTTCGTCTATAGTCTTGCCATTTTTTGTAATTTCAGCACTGTGTTCTTTATCCTTGCCCCAACTTGCATCTCTTAATTGTTGCACTGCTTTAACTAGTGCACTCAATGCGTCAGGAGCATTTGGATAACGCAGTCTCAAGTCAGCCATAAATTGGGCAGTCTTTGCATCAAACCCTTTGATCTTTTCTTGTTTATCTGCCTCTTGTATGAACTGATTAATTTTCATCGTATACCCTTTTGATTACATTAGGATAGCCAGGTTGTTTCTTGCTTTCCTTTTTGTCTGTCTTACGAGCCTTTTTACTGTTAGGACCATATCCAAAAGGATCAACAGCCTTGCGAGCTTGGCTAGGCTTAGTTCCTGGTGTCATAGGCATTGCGACACTAGCAACGCCGCCAGCAGTCATTTCAGTTATGATATCATGAATCTTCATAATGTTATTTATCAGTTTAACATTAATATAGTTTTTTTAGATTACGTGATTTGGCACGTTCCAATTTAGTAGTACTACGTTGTATTTTCTTCTTTTTAGCACGTACTTCACGTTCTACTTTGGGCTGTAATTGACTTAGATGTTTTACTTCCGGTGCACCTGCATATACTAGTGCATCATCTTTTGCTACACTGTTCATAGGTGCAGTTTTCTCTTCAAGAATTTCTTCTAATTTATGTGATTTTTTCATAGTAACTCCTTACTATTTTTTACGACCAGCTTTCATGTTTGCACACCAGTGATACATTTTTTGTTTTTCGCCACTACTATTTTTTGCCTTGCGTCTTAACTCAGTAACACTACCGTTGCAACTAGCACCAGCACGTTTTACACGCCCTGGTCTGCTTTTGCCTTTTACTTTACCGTCCGCAAAGTTTTCATTCAATCCAAGTTCATCGACCATTATTTCTAACGCTGAATCTACATCATTTAAACCATTTTCTTCTTTTGTGCGCTCATACCAACTTCTTACAAAGTTTGATGCTGAGTGTCCATAAGTATCTGGAGCCAT